CAGCAAATGGTCGAGGTCTTGCACCTTTACCACCATCGCTTTTACCATAGATACTTTTTCTAAAAGTTACTTGAGAACCTTCGTCATTACCTATTTGTCTACCCATAGTTTACCTAGTCTTGTGGACTACCATTTAACCTTGTCAGCCCAGTAGGCTGCTGACATTTTACCCTTTGCAATGTTTTTACCGTGTCTTGCTTTAAAAGACTTTCGTTTTGCTTTCATTCTAGCGGACTCACCTGCTTTAGGTTTACCTGCTGTTTTAGCACCCTTTTGCCCAAAGCGTATTGTTTTTATTTTATTGCCTTCTTTAGCAACAACAATATGAGATTTAGTTTTGTGCCCTGGAGTTCTTTTAGGTTTGTTATAACCACTTACTCCTGCACGTTTTAATCTACTATCTTTTTCTTTTGGCATTTTAGTCCTCCGGACTATTAGTGTACTATCCTATCTATTATTGGTTCATGTATTAGTTCTTGGAGTTCTCCTAAAACTAATAATCCATATTGTATTGCTATACTATTTGCTTTTTCAATAGAATCAGCTTTAATGTAAGGACCTAATAAAATTCCATTATTATTAGTCTCTACATATTCTGTTAACCATATCTTCATTTATTTTTTACGCATCAGTTTATCTTCTGTTCTTTGAAAGGATATTTCAAAAAACCTATCTATTAGGTTACTTAAAAATTCTAATAACTTATTCTGATACTTCCTCATAGTCACTTTGTTCTGCTTCTATTACAACTGGTGCTTTATCTGGCATTAAAAAAATACCACCAGAATTCATATTATGATTAACGTCTACTTTATCTACTTTACTTACTCCTACTCTATCTAATAAAGTTTGTGCTGCAGCTAACTTATTATTAGCTTGAACCACAGGTCTTTTAGATTCCATTATTTCTACAACTTTAAAAGCTGCTTTAGGAGCAGAGTTTGCTAATACTTCATGAGTTAATTCTAATATCTCATTTTTTAAAGTCTTTACAACATGATGATAATGAGAAGAATAACCAGCAAGTTCAGCAGCTTTCTTTGCATCACCTTGAGTTTCTACAAGATGCTCTAGGAAAGACTTCTGTATGTCAGTTAATTCTCTTTTTGTTGTTGTTGTATCAACACTTGGTAGTATAGCCATGCATCTAGTATACACCTCTATTTTAAAATTGTCAAGTATAAATTAAGACTTGACAAAATCGAAATCAGATGCTATAATAACATTGTGCCCTCCCGGGTCAACATAGCCCCCCAAAATCCTAAACAAAACTATTAGCTCTCTAATAAGAGGGGAGTAGTTGTGTCTGAAATAAATACCCTTTAATACTATAAAGACTTTAGAGTTTTAGTGTCGGGGCGTTAACTAGTTCTGGTTAATAACTATTATCTTATAAAATGTATAATCATGCTATAGATATGTATGGTAGGGGGCATGGTCTCCTGCCTCGCCCACTCTAACATATCCCATCTCTACTTCGATAGCACTCTAAAGGCTATGAAATTTAATGCCTTTGAAAGTCATTGTCTGTCATATAATAGTTTCAATGGATACCTAGCTTATCGTATTCTTAGGTATTCCTTCATGTTATTTTCCATTACATATGACAGGGAAACTTTAAAGTCTTTGATGAGATTCTAAAGGAGACCTTTCAAGATTTCAATGTGCACAAATTTATGCAAACTCCTAAATAGAATATAACATAATGAAGATTACGAAGTTTCGCTAATCTGTCAAGGTAGTACAAGTCTCCACCTATGACATATTAGCTATGAAACTTCTCTAGTTAACAATGTGCGGTGGATGTTTAAGTTTATTTGTTACCAAATATAATTTATGATATACTTATGTTATATTTATTTAGGAGTCTAAAAACATGCATAAATTAGTTATACACATTCAAATGCCTGAACTTGAAAGGTCTATAGAATGTTATTCAATCAAAGACGCTGAGCAGATTATCACTGGATTATCTAATCAGACTTTGCAAGTGGTATCAGATAATAGTGTTGTTACTGATACTTTAATTAATCTCATAGAAACCAAAGGAGTTAAATATGGAAAATAACACACATGAAGGAATAGTTAACAGTAAACATAAAAGTGCTACTGAAGCTCAAGTAAAATATCTGGTATATCTATATCAGGATACGATAAAAAAGAATATATTAAAGAAACATGATAAACTTAAGAAAGACAATGACTTTGTAAATTTCAAAGGTAAATCAGGTAGATTTGGTAAATTTCAAGTTCATCTTTGGAATTCATTTATTCCTGAAAATAAGATGACTAGCCAAGATATTAGCAAGCTGATTCATGAAGCTAAAGTAAATAATAAGTTTGATACACCTTTTACTAAAAAGCTTGTACAATCAGTTAATGATTACGTAAAATCAGCTTAATAATATCTTTAAATCCTAGAGTTTTAACAGACTCTGGGATTTTTTTTATGTTTCGTAGCCTTTAGTAATTATTTCAAGAGCCTGTAAGATATTATACAGGCTTTGAAATAGCTGTCGTAACTCTTGTATCGGAAGCTACGCTGTGCTTCCTATTATGTTAGAGTGGGCTTTAAATGTCATGCCCCCTTAAAATAAATATAAACTATATTAATTATATTAGTTATATTATATAAAATAATTATAATTGGGGGGGCTGGGGCAGGTAGTTGAGGGCGATTTTATTTATAATAAATTATACTATATATTTTATATTATGTCAAGTAATAAAATATAAATAATACTTTTATTAATTTTTTATATAAAATAGTTATAAATGTGCTTGACTTTCGAATTTCGTTGTGGCAAAGTGTAAAAGCATTCGGCACAAGTCGATTGCAAATACTTTAATTTTATATTTGGAGATATAATTATGAAACAGAAATGTCAAAATCCTAATGGATTACAGAATATTAATGCGATTGAGAGAGCTAATAAATTTAAAATATCAGTTCGTTTTAATGATGAATTGAAAGCAAAAAGATACCTTAAATCAGAAGGTTATAGATATCAAGACAGCTTTTCTTATAAAGCAGAACGATATACTTTATGGAAATCTAAATATGGTTGGTTAGAAATGCGTTCAACTTTTGATTATCTTAATGATAATACTTTAGAAATGGGAACAGTTTGGACTTTACAATCTTTGGAGACTTAAAATATACTAATTAAGGAAGCACCCTCGCCCCTTAAATTAATACATTAAACTAAAATAGTTATAAATGTGCTTGACTTTCGAATGTTTTTGTGCAATCATGTAAAAGCATTCGGAAACAGAACTGAATGATTAAATTTTATATTAGGAGATATAATATGGAAGACAACGAACACTTTGAATTTGTAGAGTTTATGCAAGAGCAAGAACTTATAATAGAAACCACCGAAGCTAACAGACAGTTAGACGAGGAAATTAATCCAACAACAGGAGATAAAAATGAGTAATAAAAGTATGAATTTTCATGATGTAATAAATATAACTAACTGTAAATCTATAGAAGACAACACAGTTGTTTTAGGTAAAGGTGAAAATAGAACACCTTGTAGAACAATAACTATTTGTCAAGACTATGATGGTAATTTAATTACAACTTCTTTACATTTGTTTGGACAAGATGGGCAAGATACTGTCCCAATGGAAGTATAAAAAAAACTTATAGGACACTAAGTAAAAGAGGTGCTAATACTAAAGCACAATAATAATATGACTTGGTCTCTAGGGATTACTGTTAAATCGTAAAATTAAACTGCGCAATCAGGATAAACTATGCAAAATATAAACCGAGCAACAGTCCTGAAAGTACTCTTTCTGCTAGTTTGAGTCGTAAATAAACCAACTAGCACTTATATTAACTATAATAAAACGGAGATAAAATATGTCGAAAACTACATATACAATACGAGGTAGTGCAACTACTACATCAATAAATAAAGCACCTATCATTATCCAAAATATTTGGAGAGCTGGTACTGAAGCAGGGGCTAACATCATTAGAGTTAGAGTAGCTAAAGAAAGAGATGAAAAAACTAAAGGTAGAACATTTTTTGGTTATCATCAAAACAAGGTATCTATATATCAACAGCTACAAGACCCTATATTTCCACTATGGTTTAGACGAAAAGTTAAACTAGGTGAAAGTAATAAAGGTATGCAAGTCTTAGAAGTTGCAAACAATATGGATGCACAACAAACATTCAATGTTATTGATAGCTACGAAGCCTATACAAATAGTGCATGGACTAGATTTACTGAAAAATTAAAAGATACATTACTATATAGTGTGTCTTTGTTTCAAAGGTAAATAATTATAGTGCTGGGTATCACTTTAAAGTACCTACCTGTGGCTAGTGCTTAGAATTTTCTGAGCCAACGCCACTTTGAATTAATATATAAATATAAATATGGAGATATAATATGGCACAGCCAATGAGAGTATGCGATAGAACAGCTATTGTAAATAAAATAAGAAATGAATGGAAAGAAACATCTTTAAATAGATTTAAACATAGCTTTGAAGGAAGTGATAATGAAATTTATTTAAAAGATAGAATAAAAGAATTAAAAACAATTAAAAAAGAAATGGAAGAATTAGAAAAAGATTTTAATTCTATAAGAGAGTCAATAAAAAGCCATTGTGAAAATGTAAATAATGTATTATCAGATGGAAAATGTGATGACCATTATGAAGCTTCATATGGTGGAACTTCATTAAAATTTGATACACCTTATAATTATAATTCAGACTTTGGTTATGAAATAAAAACTCATATGACTTATAAAATGATAGGTGAGATTGAAAATGAATTAACTTTAGCTACTATAGGTGGAGACTTTGATGTTAAAGAATTAATCAAAGACTTAACAGATAGATTTATTAATCAAAACAGAACTTAATAATAGGAGACAATATGAGTAATATGATGACAGAAGCAAGTAAAGACTACATTTTAGACGAGGTTGAATCCCTTTGGTCTATACCTGATAGACAAGACTTAAAGAATGATTTACTTGAATACATAGAAGTTAACTTTGCTATTGTTTATGAGCAAGATATAAAAGATATTATGATACAATGGTTACAGCAAAAGATATTTATAGCGGGTAATAATATTTATTCTCATGCAGACATAGATAAAATGGCTGAGTCTTACTTAGTAAAAGATGAAGATAATATAGGAGGTAACAATGTATATAGATATAAGTGAAGCAGTAATAGAAGAACTTGATAACAGATTAGAAAATGCTACAAAATATAATGGAGATATCTTTACACTTACTTTACCTAAAGATGGTAAGTATGGTAATCATGGAGATATTATCAAGTATATTGATGAAGAGGTAAAGACTTTAGAAGATATAAAAGTTGTTCTAAAGGCTTTGATAGGTGGATTAAATAGAGAGGTATAATATGTATAAACTATTAACATTTAGCAATCCAAAAATACAAAAAAGTAATAAAGTGTATAGCAATTATCTAAGTGCTATATTACATATGAGTCCAATCAACACTAAAATATGTCCTTATCAAGACATTGCTGGGTGCAAGGAAGCCTGTCTTAATACAGCAGGTAGGGGTGGCATTATAAAGAAGGGTGAAACCACTAATGTCATACAAGAAGCTAGAAAGCGTAAGACTAAATTGTATTTAGAAGATAGAGATACCTTCATGTCTTACCTGATATCAGACATAACTAAGTTTGATAACTACTGTAAGAAAAAAGATAAGCTTCCTTGCCTGAGATTGAATGGTACTAGTGATATACAATGGGAACACATTAAAGTTGATGGCAAGAATATCTTTGAGATGTTTTCACATATACAGTTTTATGACTACACTAAAATACCCACAAGAAAAGTAAGTGATATTAAAAACTATCATTTGACTTGGAGTTATTCAGAAGCTAATAGTAAGTATGCACAATACTTTGATACTATAAAGTATAACATAGCAGTAGTATTCAATGGTGCTATGCCTATCTATTACAAAGGTAGAGAGGTAATCAATGGAGACGAAAGTGATATAAGATTTATGGACAAACCCAATGTAGTGGTTGGTCTTAAAGCAAAAGGTAAAGCAAGACAGGATATGTCAGGCTTTGTAATACATGTATAGGAGAAGATGATGATAACTATTGAAAGAATAAAAGATATTGCAGACGATATTATTGCAGATACAGAATGGGTAAATGATACTCATACTGAAGCTGAACATAATGGAATTGTAGATGGTTTGAATAGGTTAATTGAACATTTAAAAGAAACTGAGGAGGTAGATGATGATTAAAGAAATATTAGAAGACTTAGAAATGGTCGAAGACGATTTATATAAACACATAAATAAAAATAAATACACATCAGAAGGTTTAAATGATACAGCTTTTATGGTGGGTGTAGCTATGCGTAAATTAATTGAGCTTGACAAACAACTAAAGATACTGTAGAATGTATCACAAAAAAAGGAGAAAGAAATGAAAGGAATATTAATAAATCCATTTGATGAAACAATAAAAGAAGTAGTATACACAGGAAACTTCAGAGAAATCTATGACTTAACAGATTGTAGAACTTTTGATTGTGTTAGACTTACTATTGAAAATGATATGTATATAGATGATGAAGGTTTACTTATAGATAATCAAAGATACTTTAGTATTAAAGATAGAAACTATGCAGGTAAAGCTTTGATACTATCACATGATGATGAAGGAGATAGTGCAAGTACAACTTTTACTTTAGAAGAAGTTAAAGATATGATAGAGTGGTTGCCTGAAGGACACAAAGAAACACCATACATAGAATTTAGAGAGTGGGTGTAAATGAATTCAAAGCAAATTAAAAAGCTTAGAAAGCTAGTCAAACCTATACAAATTGAATGGTTAAAAACTTTATTGCCCGAAGACCAAGCTAATACAATTACTATTGACAATGTTGAGGGACTACTCCCTGAACAGACACATGCTTTTGGTCAAGGACAATTACATATGTCATACATGACAGACAAATGGGTAATGAAATATTTAAAACAATATCCACACATAAAAACTTTTAAAGAATTACAGGAGATAACTAAGAATGACGAATGAATATATGGTAGAAGTTATTAACAATAACGAACATACTTTTTTAAAATCTTATGGTAGTACAGTAGAAAATATTGTAGATAACATGGTAGATTTAATAGGAGTATCAAAAATAATATCAATTATAAATATTAAAACAAAAGAAGAATGGGAACTGCATGAAGATATAAATTTTTTACGACATTTAAAAAATCAAATACCTGATAACATAGAAATGTTTTTTGAAGTAAGAGAAGACAATGACACAACACACTAAAATAGTAGAAAAACAAAAAGAAAAATTAAAACAAGAAAGACTTGATAACACTATTAAATTTATAGAAGTTACTTTTAAAAATGGTAAATGGAATAAAGAAATTACAGGTTATAATAGTGGAAGGATTGTAACTAAATATAATGATAAAAGAAAAAAGGAGATAGTAGAATATGAATTATAAAAAAGAATGGAAGTTATTTAAAAAAGAATTTAACTATAGAGATGCTACATTTCTAGCTTTGATAGGTATATTATGTATTGCTTTAGTAACTTTAAATATTACAATGGTAGAAACACAAGAAGATGTTTGTTGGGACATGATTAAAAGAATGTCTAATTCAAAGATAGATATATAGGAGTATAATATAATGGAAGGCTTTACAAGAATGACAGCTGAAGAATATAGAACCTTTAGTGATTGGATTGGTAGACACGGACATGAGATGTATGAGAACAAAACATCTTATGAATGTAGATGGGATAAAGATAATTACTTTTATGTTAAACTATGTGATGAAAGTATTTATACATTAGATGATATAATGCTTGACATTCAAGAAGAAATAGTGTAAAATGTGCAACATGACATTGAGTAACCAAAGAACTTTAAGCCCTCTATCTCCAAATGTAAACGATTTGGTTTGGCTTCAGTCCATAACTTCGAGAGTAGTTAGCTCCAAACTCTCCCAATTTTTAACGAACTATTAATAACAAACCGTAGGAGGTAAATATGATAGTAGAAGGAACTGCGTATTGGGCAAGTATTAAAGAACCCAATACCACATTTGAACCTATGTACACAGTCAACTTAGTTGTTGATGAAGAGACTGCGAATGACTTTGCAACTCGTGGACATACCATTAAGCAGATGGATGAAGGTTCTGCTATAGTAATCAAACGTAAAGTCAATGGACCAAATGGAATGGTCAGGGTTGCACCTAGATTACTAGACCAAAACAAACAGGAAGTTAATCTTGCTGTAGGAAATGGCTCTAAAATTAGAGTTCAATATAACGAATACGATTGGGAATATGCAGGTAAGGCAGGGAAAGGTCTCGACTTACAAGCTGTTCAGATTGTAGATTTAGTAGAATACAAAGCCCAAGACGGCTCTGAATTCTTTGATGAAGACGAGGAATTTTAATATGATAATTACTATTAATAATGACGATGGTGAATCAATCTATGATGTTTCTAAGATTGAAGACGAGCAAAGAAAAGCAGGTGCTAGTGTATCTATCAGTAAGATAGGTACTTTAAATGTACTAGTTGAAGCTTTAAACTATGCTTCACAAGGACATCAGAATAATCTTGAAGCTGTGCTGAAAGAAAGTCCTGAAGCTATGGTTGAACAAGAAGATGAAATTGTTGATGAATTAGATGTGGAGGACGAAGACACTACTGAAGATTCTGATTAACTATAACTCGGCTAGGTGTAAAAGCCTAGCCACATTTCTAAAGGAGATAGAATGCAACAAGAACAAACCCACTTTATTAAACACAAATTACCCTGTCCTAAATGTAGTAGCAGTGATGCTGTATCATTAAATGAGAACGGCTCTGCTAAATGTTTTAGTTGTAATACATTCTTTACAGACTATGAGAATGAATCAACAGGTAAAGTAGTTGAGATGACTAGTAAACCTAAACCTGATAATACATTTCTTACATCTTATACTGGTGCTTATGGTGCTTTAACTGACAGAGGTATCTCTGAAAATACAGCAACTAAGTTTGGTGTTAAGATAGTAAAAGATAGAAACAATAATGTGACCCAACATATCTATCCATATTTTAATGGTAATGAAATTGTCGGTACTAAAACTAGGTTTGTATCTAACAAAGGATTTATTACTAATGGTACCTTTGAGAATACAGGTTTATTTGGAGAGCAACTGTATGGAAATACAGGTGGTAAGTACCTGACTATTACTGAAGGAGAGTGTGATGCTATGGCAGTACATGAACTCTTCCAAGGTAAGTGGTCGGTAGTATCTCTTAAACGTGGAGCTTCGGCTGCTGTTAAAGATATACGAGAGAGTATTGAATTTGTAGAATCATTTGATAATGTAGTTCTATGTTTTGATAATGACAAGGCAGGTAAAGATGCAGCTAAAGCTGTAGCTAAAATACTTAAGCCTAATAAAACTAGAATCATGTCATTCCCAAATGGATTCAAAGATGCAAACGAAATGCTTAAACAGAAAAAGTTTCAAGAGTTTACCCAAGCTTGGTGGAACTCTAAAAAATACACTCCTTCAGGTATCATGGAGCTATCATCTCAAAAGAATGATTGGTTACATAGAGAAGAGAAAGAGAGTATTGCATATCCTTGGGAGGGACTGAACAAGAAACTCTATGGTATGCGTAAAGGAGAACTCGTCACACTTACAGGTGGTACAGGTCTCGGTAAGTCTAGTGTAACAAGAGAACTAGAACACTGGCTTATTAAAAATACAGAAGACAATGTAGGTATCGTAGCACTTGAAGAGAACTGGTTAAGAACTGCTGATGGTATTTTATCTATCGAAGCTAACGACAGAATATACTTATCAGAAAAGCGTAAGAATTATACAGACGATGACCTTATGAGTTTGTTTGATAAGACTATACCTGAAGGTAGAGTGTTTATTCATTCTCATTTAGGTGCTACTGACATTGATGATATCTTTGCCAAGCTTAGATATATTATTGTAGGATGTGAATGTAAATGGGTCGTGGTTGACCACTTACATATGCTTGTCAATGTTCTTCATGAAGGTGATGAAAGACGTGGTATTGATATGCTTATGAATAAATTACGCAGTCTTGTAGAAGAGACTGGAGTAGGCATGATATTAGTATCTCATTTACGTAGAGCATCAGGTGATAAAGGACATGAGCAAGGTATTGAAGTATCCTTGTCACACCTTAAAGGCTCACAAGGTATAGCACAGTTATCTGATTGTGTAATTGCACTAGAAAGAAATCAACAGGCAACTAATCCTGAAGAAGCTAATACCACAAAAGTAAGGGTATTAAAGTCTAGATATACGGGGGACACAGGATTAGCTTGTGGTCTCCGATATAATACTGATACAGGTAGATTGTTTGAAGTATCAGAGGAGGAAACATTTGACAATGAACAATTCTAAAATAATATTTGACATAGAAGCTGATGGATTAAATCCTAATAATGTATGGTGTATTGTAGCTAAAGAATTAAATGGTGTCTCACATACATTTGATAACACACAAATAAAAGAAGGTATTAAATTTTTACAAGAAGCTGGAACACTTATAGGTCATAACATTATAGGTTATGATATACCTGTACTAGAAAAACTTTACGGTGCTAAGTTTGCTTGTAAGATAGAAGATACACTTGTTATGTCAAGACTATTTAATCCTGTTCGTGAGAACGGACACAGTTTAAAAGCTTGGGGTTGGCGTGTTGGTTGTTTGAAACAAGAACAACCTAAAGACTTTGATTCTTATACTCCTGAAATGTTAGAGTATTGTATTCAAGATGTTAAACTAAATGAAGCTGTGTATAATTATCTTATTAATGAAGGTAAAATATTTAGTAAAGAATGTATAGATTTAGAACATTGTGTAGCTAAGATAATGAAAGAGCAAGAAAAGACTGGTTTCTTTTTTAACACTCAACAAGCTATGGAACTTCTTGCTGAATTAAAAGCTAAACAACTTGATGTAGAAGATGAAGTGCATAGAACATTTAAACCTAAGTGGGTTGATGATAAATTGGTTACACCTTACATAAAGAAAGATGGTGAACTATCTAAGCGTGGTCTTACTGATGATGAATACAATAGATGTATAACAACTAACAACACAGACCCCTTCATGCGACAATCTTTACAAGAGTTT